TCTAGCTCAAGTAGCTCAAGTAGAAACCAAGTTTGTCCAGGAGTTCCAAAGAAAATTCTTCAAGAGCTTTGCGGGTATACGTACTTGGCATCAAAGTGTGGCCAGAAAAATACAACAAGACCAACAAATTACTACACCCCTGGGCCGCCGCAGAATATTTTATGAAAGGACGTGGTCTGATCACACCCTAAGAAAGGCCATCGCCTTTGGACCCCAATCAGTAGTGGCAGACATCATGGCCCAAGGTCTGAAGAAAGTTTGGCAAACACTTGAACCTCAAGTAAAACTTCAAGGCATGATTCACGACGCCATTGTAGCCAGTATTCCTAAGAATAATTTTGACCTCTTGCTCAGGCGTGTGTTAGACTGTCTCACAATTACCGTCGAAATCCACCAAAGAAAAATGACTATTCCAGTGGACGCTGAGTATGGCCTCAACTGGGGGAAACTATCTGAAAAAAATCCAGATGGCCTAAAAAAATGGCAGGGTTAAGACTTCATCAAAGCAAGAAAGGTAAACTAATTTAATGCCATTTAAATCAAATAGAAATCCGCAATTTCGCAGCAAATTTTCAGAGGACATCTTCAACCATAAGTATTCCCACGAAAACTGTGACACATGGAACGATCTGTCTCGCGTCCTCGTCGAAGATGTGTGTCAAAACTTCATGCAAAAATCCGAGAAAGAAGAGCTGGTAAACATCATCAGCAATCTTAAATTTATTCCAGGCGGACGCTACATCTACTACGCTGGCCGTCAAAATAAATTCTTTAACAACTGCTACCTTCTCAAAGCGGAAGAAGATACACGCGAAGACTGGGCCAACCTCTCTTGGAAGTCAGAGTCTTGCTTGATGACAGGCGGTGGCATCGGCATAGACTATTCTGTATACCGTGAGGAAGGCGCAACCCTACAGGGTACAGGTGGCCTAGCCTCTGGCCCTCTGCCCAAGATGCAAATGATCAACGAGATTGGCAGGCGGGTGATGCAAGGTGGTAGCCGTAGGTCAGCCATCTATGCTTCACTCAACTGGCAGCATCCAGACATAAGCAAATTTCTCGACTCAAAAAACTGGTACAAGATGCCAGTCGGTAGCACGGGACACACTCTTGGCGACATAAAAGAACAAGACTTCAACTTTCCTGCGCCCCTCGACATGACCAACATCTCAGTAAACTATGATACCGATTGGCTTCTTCAATATTACAACACAGGTGATCCTGGCGAACTCTTTAAACAGAATGTCAAACAAGCCTTAACTACGGCAGAGCCAGGGTTCTCTTTCAATTTCTTCGACAAGGAAACTGAAACTCTGCGTAACGCTTGCACTGAGGTAACCTCAAGCGATGACTCTGATGTGTGTAACCTTGGCTCTGTCAACATGGGGCGCATCGATAGCATCCATGAGTTTTCTCAGGTGGTAGAACTGGCAACCAAGTTCCTCCTGTGTGGCACCCTCAGGGCAAAGCTTCCCTACGCCAAGGTAAACCAAGTTCGAGAGAAGAACAGGCGTCTAGGTCTTGGCCTCATGGGTATCCACGAGTTCCTCGTAAAGAAAGGTGAACGCTATGAGGTAACACCCACCTTACATTCCTTTCTTACTGTCTACAGGGGTGTCTCAGACAAGGTTAGCAAAGAATTTTCAGCGCATCTGGGTGTTAGTACCCCTGTAGCCAACCGTGCCATAGCTCCTACAGGCTCCATAGGCATCCTTGCTGGCACCAGCACAGGCATCGAGCCTATCTTCGCTGTGGCCTACAAGAGGCGCTACCTCAAGGGCGGCACACGCTGGCACTACCAATATGTAGTAGACTCGGCAGCCCAAGAGATCATCGACCTTTATGGCATCAAACCAGACGACATAGATTCGGCCCTCAAACTGGCGGAAGATTATGAAAGGCGCATCAAGTTCCAGGCAGACATCCAAGATTATGTGGACATGAGCATCTCAAGCACCATCAATCTACCCAAGTGGGGATCGAAGCACAACAACGAGGACACTATGCCTCACTTCACCAAGGTTCTGGCCAGCTATGCCCACCGCCTAAGAGGCTTCACCTGCTATCCAGATGGCTGCCGTGGTGGACAACCGCTCACTGCTGTACCCTACAAGGAAGCCAAAGAAAAACTGGGTGAAGAGTTTGAGGAATCCCTGGAATCCCACGACATCTGTACCATCACAGGCCATGGAGGTACATGCGGAGTATGATAACTATTACACCTGAAGCAGACGCACACCTTTGCTCTATTCTGGAGCGCGAAAAAGCTGAGGGTGTCTTGCTGTCTGTCAAGGGTGGTGGGTGTGCTGGCTTCTCCTACGACTGGCAGGTGGTCCATGAGCCTTCGGGTGAGGCAATACCGCTGTCTAAAGGCACTCTCTATATTGATCCTCTGGCAGTCATGTATGTTGTAGGTACCATACTCGAATACAAACAGGACTTATTTGGTACTATATTATCTTTGAATAACCCCAATGTAGCTTCTGCTTGTGGGTGCGGAGAAAGTTTTTCACTTAAGGAGACAGCATGACTAACTTTAAATCTTTCTTGGACAAAGCAAAGAAAGTAGAGGAAGAGTTTTCAAAACTTCTGTTGAACCCTCGCTCCAGCAACACACAACAAGACATACATGAACACTGGGATGTTGCGGGAATATTGCCTCAGGTGGAACGCGACTTAAAGTTTGATGTCAAAGGATTGAAAAAGCTACAACGTCAACAAACAGAATATCAAGATGACTTCGCCTGGATTGAACTTAAAAATGTCAGAGGAAATAAAGGCTGGCTTTATGGCAAGGCAGATTATATTGTGTTTGAAAGATTTCAAGAGTGGTTACTGGTTCACCGTGAAAAACTAATAAAATTTACAGAACAAAAACTTAAAGACTTAAACTATAACAAAGGAAGAAAAGCTTACCACATATACAATAGAGTAAACAGGAAGGATGAACTAACGCTCATACCCTTCCACGATATGGAAAAACTTTCTTTCATTATAAGGATACCAAAGGAACAAGAAAATGATTGAGCATCCAAACGACTATCAAAAACAAACAGGCATCACTGCTGTCTATCCACCTGAGCGCGCCCTAGAATACCTGACCCTGGGCTTGGTGGGTGAGGCTGGTGAAGTAGCCAACAAACTAAAGAAAGTAATCAGAGGAGACTACAAAAACCCCAAGCTTGCCAGTGAAATACCAGAAGAAGTAAGAGATCAAATCATAGACGAGCTTGGAGATGTCTTGTGGTATGTAGCCCAGCTAACAACTGTCTTAGACACACGCCTATCTAGTTGTATGGAAAAGAATCTTGTCAAGCTACGCCACCGCCAACAGCAGGGAACTCTCAAGGGAGACCAGCGATCTGAAAGTTAAAGGTGAACTATATGTATTGGTTTTGGAATAACTTCCTGATGACTTGGACTGAAGAACGTCTACTAAGTGTAACCAGTTTTCTTTGGCGAAAAAAAATATACCATTTGCGTAAGCGCCAACGTCAAGCAAAACTTAAGGAAAAGAGGCTTACTTAGAACCAGTGAACATCGAAATGATCTGGCTTATCTGGATGCATGATATCCTCAAGCTGGTGCCACTCATTTACCTTACAATTATTCTTAATCCCTTTACATATCTGAACCTTCTTTACTTGGTAGTCAGGCCACACCTTGCGGCATAAAGGTTCATAAAGATTAGCTAGCTTTCTCACCGCCCCAGGTCTCCACGTTAATTTAATTTCTCCTATGACCAAGTGTTCATTGAAGAGAACAACGTCAGGTTGAGCGAAGCGCCACTTAAGCCCATCAAAATATCTTATCCAAGGCCCAAGAAAAATCTTGGTTTCCCGATCAAAGATTTCCTTTAAATGTTGTTTGACTTCCCCCTCATACTTCAACCCCTTGATCATCGCTGGGGTGCGGTAACTATGGGGGTCTATAAAGTCTGGTGCCTTGCTAGAGAGATGCGCTTCTTGAAGATTAGTTACCTTGTTCTTGGTCATCCTCTACCTCAGGATCACCCAGCACAAAACCATAGTCATTCGCCCGTAAAAAAATTCTGATCTCAGATATCGGTCTCCACCAGCCCATGTGAGATACGACTGAACCCCACCCATAAGCCGACACCATGCTTGGAACACCTATCAATTCGTAGGTACCTCGTGGAGACATGACGTAACCAGAGCCGCCCGAATTACCAAAAATTATGGGCGCACTTCCCAATATAAGATCGTTACCATAATTGTCTTTCGCAAATCCTGAAAGCAATCCCTGCGTTGGGAAGGGTGGCTTACCAAGTCCTGCTCCAACTGCCCACGCCTTCTGAAAAATCCACGGGCCATCATCCTCACCCTCAGGATAGAGCGTTGCCACATGATCAAGGGCGCGTTCCCTATCATCAACCCTAAGCAGAGCTAAGTCCCTCTTCTTATCATAAGCTACAATGGTTGCTGTCCGACCTGTAGTTCCTATACTCTTACTGTAATTATTGTACTCAAAGATTTCAATCTTGACTGGGCGGCGAGTTTCTTTCTCCACCTTCACCTTATTCTTTGAATCCCATTCCTCTGTAACCGCTATCGCACCTCTAACCACATGCCAGTTAGTAAGAACTAAAGAAGCAAACTCATCCTGATACCTTTCAGAAAAAATTACGGTGCCTGAACCACTGCCACCACCGACAGCCACCAACACAGTTGGATAGAGCATCTCTAAATGTTGTTTAACTGGTATTGGGTCTTTGTAACCCGCTGCATAGGCTGTGCCAGACAGCAACAGTATTACAGATAAAGCAGCTAGTAACTTACGCATCATCTTCTCCTAAATTATTCACAAAGTCTTTCCCACACTTCGTTATGCACAAGAATATCCCGTGCTGTAGCTTCAGTCAGAACATCCTCATCGGAAACAAGTATAGGTCTGGTCCACGCGCAATCATCCCCGCTTCCAATTATTCCGCAACTTGCTAAGAACAGTCCCGACACTAAGACGCTTGATAGACTGAGATACTTCATTGCTTTCCTTCACATTCTTTAAGGATAACTCCAGTTGTTTCTTTTGAGCACCCCTCTTTCCAGCACCATAGGCAAACAGGAGCGGCGCTAACTTAGCAACCACCCCGAAAATTTTAACTACAATACTAAAGATACCCATAATTATTTAGGCTCTACGTCAATCGTAACTTCAACTTTTTCAGTCTCGGCTACATATTTTTCCTTCTCGCCTGTGTCTTTGGCTTTGCCGAAAGTAAGAGAAGCCCACTCGATCACCTTATAAATTTTTGCTAGCCATGAACCAGGAGTAGGGGTCTTAGTGCCGCCCACTACGGTTGCCGCTGCTGCAACAACACCTAAAGCACCACCTAAGATAGCGTCCCTTGCTCCCCAAATTTGCATCCACCAACTCACTGACTCGACTGTAGTAGTAATTGGATCAGACATCACATACCTCCTTCATTATTTATAATTTGATATTTTATACGTTCGAGAGCTATACAGCAATCGGCTGGATCAAGTTGTCCTGCTGCTGTTATAATAGTATTTCCTTCAGCATCAAAAGTTAATATTATATATCCTACAGTATCCTTGTCCTCTATAAACTTAGTTACTTCTGCTAGCCCCTTCTCTTTAAATTCTTTTATCTCATCCAAAGATTTCTTTACGTCATCAGATACAGCTTTATTTAACGATATAATGTCAGCCATCATTGCCTTTCTCGTGTTCAGCTACATATGAAGCAAAACTAGGTGAAATTTCTCTTTGTGCTTGCATGTTCTCCCACAACGCAGGAACCATGCCTTTACCAAAAACTTGCAACCTCATATCTACATCATTACGTCCGACAAGTCTCTCGAAATCTTGAGCTTGTGCCAACAATTCTCCTGTAGTCCAAAACTTTCTTCCGCCTATACCAACTTCAATGTACTTAGGCTTATCAGTTTCCTGGTCCATCTTCTTCTTTTCTTTTTCAGATGGCTCCTCAACACAAGAATCAAAACCATACAAATCAAAGCTCCTGTATCCTAGAGTGTGACCTAAACCTACCGCTCTCATGGCAGCGCAAGTACCTCCAGTTACCAGCATCTTGTCTTGCAATTCTGGCAACTTACTGCTGGCCTGAGAAAAAGCATGCCAACCATAGATTGTATCTCCTCTATCCCTAAGGAATTTAGTTACCTCAGGATTAGTCATACTCGCAACAAAAAATAAGGTGTCCGATTTCTTTTTAAACAGGTTTCGCCTGACAACTCCATGCGTACTTTCGCCATCTAAGGTTCGCGGGTCCAGTATAATGCATCCCCAAGGAGTTATACCAGCGTCTAATAGCATAGGCAGCGAGTGTTTTACGCACATGATATCAGCTCCCTGAATCTGTGCTTTTCTGATCGCGGTAAAATCATCCCGAATACTAGGCCCTCCCGAAACAATAACAAGCTTTCGCTCATGCCAGTCGAACTTACGTTCTATGTAGAGAGGAATAATTTTTACATTCTCTTTGATGTTGTCGTGAAGAAAATCTTTCTCAACGCAATCAACAGGATTAACGATGATAGGAACTGCGGTTCTATCCATGTTGGGTGGGTCTTGACCCTCTTCAACAAAGACAGCCAGCGAAATTTTACCGCCCACATTCACAGGGTCAGGAGAATTAATAAGAAACTTTCTTCCTTCGTGAGCATCATAAACCTTGTTGGTACCCTGCCACTTATCAGGAGGTATTTGCCCTGCCTCATCCTTAACAAAGTAATCATCCATCACCACTACCTTGGACCCCGCAACCTTTTCAAAGTCGTTGGCTGCTGTATCCACAGAATGCCCACCATCAAGATAAGCAAAGTCTACCTTGTGATGCTTCATGATTTCCCTGGTGTCACCCTTGTGCAAAGAGTAATCAAACCTTGGGTGCAACTCCTTAAGGCGATCAAGCTTCTTGGCAACCTTATCCATAGCAGTATTAGGCTTGGCATTAAATTCGAGCTGATCAAGTTCCTTGTTACCATCCTCGAAAAGATCATAACCTACATAGCGTATATCCCCTGGCGAAGCCTGCAGAGCCGCAAGACAAAGCTGCACAGCCCTGTCACCATTCCATGTGCCTGTCTCAAGAATTGTTTTAGGCTTATAGAAACCAACCATCTCAACCAAATGATTATATCTTACTGGCGCGTGTGTCTGCCCCTTGTCTGGTCCCTTAAAATGGTGCAAGTATTTTGCCAAAGGACTACTATTGAAAGCCTGCAAGTCTTCACAGTTGGGTGTCAAGTCATGAGTATTAAGACCATGTACCCTGTGCATCCTGAGTAGACGCTCAAAGGCAAAGCCGTCATGCCACTCCCTGTACCCAAACAGTTCGCCTGAAAGATACAAGCCCCTAAAGTCCTCCAATAAAACGTGGGCAGGAATGTTATCCATATTAAAAGCAAGGAAGCTAGACTCACAATAATCTATGGCTTTGCGACCCAAGTAAACTACGTCTGCCTTAGGTTCGACCCAATTCTTAATCTCCCTGAGAGGAAGCTTCTTCTTGGTTACTGTGTCGGCATCCAACCACATAAGCCATTGTTGTTTAGACTTATTGGTCCTGAGTTCCTCTGCCATCTCGGTCAAGGCAAACACCTTATGACAAAACTTAATGGCATCAAGCCTATAATTGTAAGGTGAGCCACCATTCTTATCTTTAAATCTCTCTTTAAATTCAAGCATCTCTGGGTGGTTAAGTTTTCTGTAAGAGATGTTGCTGCCCGAAGGAGCGTCCTTGGGAATATCGCCGTCATGATAAAACGCATGTAACTTCACGCTCTTAGGCCATAGTTTTTGGAAGCTTTCCATAAACCTTTTTGCATAAGTGTCCCACGACTTGGCGTGAAAGCTGGTAACTAAAATCATTTACTATTCTCCATGTGCTCTAATTCACTCTTCCAAAGATGTCCATACTCACAACCCTCATGCTGGGGAAACCAAGGACCACCTCCTGTATAATGTATTGCTTTAGGAACCTCGTCAGTCCCTGATATCCAGTTCCATCCTTCGGGAACCTCTCCAATCTGCTGATCAGACAACCATTGAAATTGATGTAACCAAGCACCATCTCTAGAATTAACTTGTTCCACTGTAGGAAAATGCTTATCAGTATTCCACAGACAAAGACTAGACCACAGCTTTTTGTCATAGCTTGATTGCTGCATCCCATCCATCTTTACATCATTAGCTATATGATACTGAAACTTTCTGCACATCACAGAGTAGTTATCATCAATAAGATTAAACAAGTTAGCGACATCCTCTGTAAAAAGAAAATCACAATCAACAAACAAAGCCCATTGATATCCCTTCTCTTTGGCCAGATGAGGTGTCAAAAAACGGGTGTGCGAAAATGCAGTAGAGAAAGGTCTACCATCTATGCAATCGACAGTCTGCCCTGAACCAGCAGTCAACCAAGGCCGCCAGAAAATTCCACGGTCCCTTAACTCTTTATGTTTAAGAGGATATATTTCAACAGGAAGTGTGCTTCTCCTGTATATTGAATGCCGACACACTTGGTAAGCTATGTCCTCACGAGAATCATAGCCCACGCACACCAACAACTTTTTCACTCAACGCTCCTAGAGGTTATAAATCTCTCTATAAATACTATTAAATTATAGCGTTGTCAACTTATTTACCTAAGCCTTCTTCTAAAACTTTAAGCATTCGTGCAGAAGTTAAAAAATCTCTTCGTGCAGCTACAGGCATAGTTTTCAACTGAGCTGCAGTGGGATTAACCTCCGCAAGAATCCTTCTGCCCAATAAGCTTGTTGTTATTGGCCGCCATCTATTCTTTGAAGCCCTCCTATTATAGTTATAGAGTATGTCATCAAATTCTTCCTGTAACTCAAGTTTTTCTGAAGGGTTTCCCGTGCGTCTAATTCTTCTTCTGAGTAGCATTAAACGATCTACTGTTAAATCTCTGTTTCTTTGGCCTGCGTTTCTGTCCTGAATAGAATATGCAAGTAGGTCTCTTCTTAAAGCCGCCCTACTAGGATAGAAGCCTATAAGCTTGGTCCAATATTCTCCTGTCGTCATATCTTCAGGCGCTATTAAAAGATTTCCTCGTCTAGTTCTTATCCCTCTCTCAGCAGCATCAACAAAACCAAACATATCTTTTATGCCGCCTATAGGAATCAACCCTCTAGCAATCATTACTGGATCGCCTCTTTCAATACCTTCTTTTACATAATGAAATGTCTGCTCTACCATACCACCAGCAGGACCAAAGACTGCACCCACATCTCCTTGAAGATAACTTGAGTCAACCATGCTACCCATACCTGCTCTTTTACTTCCTTCAAAACCTAAATATTGAAACAAGGCTCCACTCGCAATAACATTAGTAACTTCCGCTCCCCAACCCAAGTCATTAACCATTGTTTCTCTCATCTCTCTTTCAATATCGAGATCACTAAACAACAGTATCAATCGCTTTATGTTTTCCATGAAAGGTAAACCCAATGCGCCAGCCAAACCTATCATAGCCAAGGTAATTAAAACTCCTGTCTGAACACCTATTTTCCTCTCAGCCGCACTCTTCCCCTTTGTTACACGCCTAACATTTTTAAAATACATCTCTAAATATTGGAAGGGGAAAGACATAAACTGCGTGGCTATAGGAAGCAAAGCGCCTAAGACATTTCCACCTTTGCCACCCAAGTAAAATAGTTGGGGCCTATTAAACTTGCCCATCATATATTGAGACTCAACTACGGCTATGTGCGCTGCGTTTATATATCCTTCTTCATTGTCTTCAAGCTGGACAGGAGCTAATCGAGGAGAATCTTTAAAGTAAGTTTGATTTTTCAGTGCATCTAAGTTGGCACGAACTTGAGCACCTTTCTGGGGGTCTCTAGCTGCTCTATGAACTACGAGAGCAGTCGCAACCCTGTTGGTAAATTCTGTATAAGCAAACATATACGAACTAACATTTGAAAGAAAACTAAGTGTTGTTCCCAAACTTTTTGCCTTTAGGCTTCCCTCTCTAAACAATTCTTTGTAATTAACATTGTCAGTCAAGTCTTCCATATTAATGGGAGAAAGAACACCTTGTGGAGCAAGCTCCCTAATTAAATTCCATTCGGATTCATCCCGTAACCCCAGACTTAACATCTCACTAACACCAATTTTTTGTGGCATACCAAGCTCTAGTTTTAAATTGTATGCAGTTATGGGGCCTTTAAAACCTGCATGCCAAGCAACTCTATTAGCATCTGCCCAAGCCTTGGCCAATAACGCAGTATTTTTGGCTATCATAAAGGGTGTAGCTATTCCATAACTTCCTGGATTTATAGCACATAGAAGAGGCCATAAGGCTTGAGGTAATTGCATCCAGTTAAGAATGGCTGATGACATCCTTCCACCAATAGCCATATGGAATACTAAATTACGAATAGCTGCCCCTTTATTTACAGGGTCATTAACAAAATCCAAATATGTTTTTAAATATTTTTGAACTGCCTCAATAGTACGAACTGTATCCCGATTGAAGTTAGGGCTGCTGTCATCAGCTGCTTCCTTGCGGCTTACTTCAAGATACTTCCCCTCTTTCTCAAGTTGCGGATCAAAAATAATTTTACCTAACTGATAACTCAGGGTGTGCAATTGTTTCTTAGCAACTATATTTGCATAGCCAACAACATTTGGGTTCCAATGCCCAGTAATATTTTGGGCTTGTCTAACCTCTCCCAAGCCCTCGATAGATTTTTTTTCTAGTTGTTTCTTAAGTCTTTCAAAAGCTCCCTTCACAGGATCACTAGCTTCCACATTAAGATCAGACATAATCATTTCCATCAACGATAAACCTGAAACCACTGCGAAGTCTTTGCCTGCCTTAGCATCAGATAAAGCAGTCGTAATTGTTTCTTCAATACTAAACTCTTGAGACTTGACCTCAAATTTAGGCCCCCAAATTTTTCGTAATTCTTCTGCTCTTGAATCTATTAACTTATCGAAAGTCTTTCTAAATTCTCCAGTCCTTTTACTATCAACTTCTAAGTGTTGAATCGGACCATACTTACCCTTTATTTCTTGGCCATCCTCATCGAACATTTTCTCTCTGACAATTATTTGTTTGGTACCTTTACGCATACGAGCCATATAGAAAGGATTGCCGTCTAGTTCCTTTATCATGCGTCGAGCATTCTTAAGGCGGGTCAACTCTTCTTGAACAGCTTCCTCTGCTTTAGTACCTAAAACCTCAGCAAATTCACTTTCAACAATCAGTATCTTTTCTACTAAATCGTTTGTTGTAGCTCCTTCAGATAGTTCCCCAAGCTTAATTAGGATAGCTTGTTTTACCATATCACGCCTATAATCAGCGCCCTCTTTATATGATCTATAAGCTTTCGTTTGTTCTTCAGTTAATTCTATTCTGGCTCCAGGCTCTATTTTCTGCCCGTTGATTGTGCCGCCCATAGCAAATTCATACTTCTTTATTTTGTTTTGTAAGTCGCTAAGTTCTTGGGCATCTTCCGTAAGTGGTATCTGAAATCCTATAGTAGGCGAATCCTGATTATCGCTGTCCAGTATATACTCACTCATTTGTTGAGGGTTTCTACCTTGCGCTTCAAAATCTAAAAGATGAGCAAACTTCTCTACTTCTCGTTGATCCTTTCGAGATGCATTAGAATAAGTCCGCATTATAGTAAGACCGTCATGCACCGTTTTATCTTGAAACCTTTTCATTTGATCAATCAATGCGTAGGTAACATGCATCCAAGGAACTTTTGCAGCTAACTTAGAAGGGTGCTCCAAAAGTCGGTTAAACAATCCAAAAGTATTCCAGTGATTAGCGGCTTTTTCTTCCCTCTTTATATCACTTTGTATTGATACTAGTTCTTCTTGATTTAAATCAAGAAAGTTCTCAGCTACTGGACCTACAGGAAAATGAAACTCTCGATTAGCTAAGTCTCCCCTGCTAATCGAATCAAAAATATCTATGGGTGTTGGGTAGCGTTTCTTCCATCCCTTACCCCGAACAAAGTTAGCCAGCTTATCAAGGAAATTTTTTACTCGTCCCAATGAACTCTTGTTAGCAGGGCTCAAGCCCTTTACTTTTTCTCCATCAATATACTTGGCAAATACTTTTGCTACTGCTTCAAACGCCTGGATGTCAATGGGATATGTCGAAACATCTATCTGATTTTGTCTAGCTATATCAATCCAATCATACCCTTCAAGAACACCGCGCTCCTCTTCGGTAAGGGCTATTCTCATGGCTATATGAAAAGCTTCTTCCCCAGCAATTTGCTTGGAAAATTTTCTGTCTAGCGCAAGAACAATAGTTTTTTCTAGGGGGTTAGCGTATCCCTGTACCACTATGTTTTCGGGTATCGCTTGTATTCTACGCACAGTGTCTGTCATTGAATTAACAGTATCGAAGATTACTGAAACGCTTCTACCCAACATATTTTGGATAAATTCAAGCAGCTCTTTTTGTTCTGTGATACTCAGAGAGCGCACAGAATTTCCGCCAACGCCACGATCTTGCAAGGCAGTTTCATTAACAATATCGTTAGCGACTTCAATATTTAAATCATAAATTTGTCTGCGTATTGAGTTGACTCTAGCAAAAGCATTAATTAATGCTTGTGTATTTGTTGTCTTTGTATCGCGAGAAGGATACCTTGCTTGCTCCTTCTGCCATTCTTCCAGCACCAGTGCCTGCCACGCCTCTGTACCTATCAACTGTTCTGCTTGCTCAAGCTCCAGGGTACTTCTCTCGCGTGTCGCAACCGTCCGAGATTTATCAGGCATCTTACGGACAGTATCTTTATCGGTTTCTATTGCCTCAAAGATACGTTCTCTTAGTTGCTGATCTGCCGCATCCTCACTTAAAAATCTCTTTCGTGCAGCTCGCCGCATTTTATGGCTTTTACCATACTGAGCCAACATAACTTCTTTTAGCTGCTCATCGATACGCGCCTTGTCTAGTGTATCTCGCAAAACATTTTCTTGTTGTCGAGTTAAGCTGACAGTTTCTGGTTGTATGCCAGCATCTTGACTCCTAATTCTATCAAGAGCAGAACGAGCCAACATTTTTCTGGGATCACGAGCGGTAATTTTCGGGTCTCTTATAGTACCTTCCAGGTAAGCCCTAAGTCCCGCTAAGTTATTACTTCTTTCTTCAACCTCATTAACAAAAGTTTCTACTCGCGCCCTATTTTTCGGACCCATTTTTACAGGCTTTTGTTTTTTCCTCAAGTTAAGTTTAAGCTGCTTCCCCTTCTGGGGTTCTTCTGCAACTTGTTCTGATAGCGCACCACTAAGATTATCTTGCATCTCCAGCAGAGCATTCACTCTTCGAGCAGCAGCCTTAGTAAATTTTTTCTTTGGCTTACCTGCCTTGGTGGTACTCTCTTCGCGTATCCCGTCAATCAAATATTTAAGCAGGGAAGCATTTCTTTCCACTTCAGAAAGATTTTTATCTGTATCTATAGCAGTCAAATTTGCGACATCTTGTTCAATAGATGAGTCTTCAATGCTAGCAACTCTTTCTAAGGTACCCCTAAAATCCCCTTGCCTTTGCTCATCGAGATCGTCCCACAACTCTTGTTGACCTAGAGGTCTATTAGCTAAGTCGTCGGTAATCTTAGCCTTGATATCAATAAGAGTGAAGCCCCTGATAAGTTGTCCATTCTTGGGGTTTCGCGCTTGGAAGGTAGGACCGCCTGTAGAGTCATCTATGTTTTGGATGCGCCATCCTTCAAATTCCTCAAGGTCTACCGCTGAATCTATAGCTACATCTACTGCCTCAGCTTGACCCTGGCTGCCCTGGTATTTTGTTTCTGCTTCGGCTTGTAGCCTGGGAAGTATTTCTTCGTTATATATTAAGGCTCCCTTTTCAGTAAACCTATATTCAAATTTACCTGCTTTTTTACCGCCTACTTTTCTTAAGATTTTTTTCCGAACAAGTTGTTTTCTAACTTTAGGGTCCATTGACTGGGTGTCTATAATTTGCTTATCGACCACACCTGCAGGTCCAACATTAATTATTGATTGAACATCAATTGTATCTTGACCCTCTATAGGTGTTTCTGCGCTTTCTAGTATGCGTCGATCCATATTAGTTTCTGGACTGTCTATCTTATCTTGAGGGTCTTTTGTAAACTCGTTTGTTTTTTCTCTTGTGATTAAACGCGCCGCAGCCCTGGGAGATTTGACCGCAAGTTCAAAAGGAAGTATTGCTGGTTCAATAATAGCTTCAAGAAATACTTCACCAGCATTTACTTTTCCTGTGCTCCAATAACTACCTAGGGTTTCACCCAAGGCCCCAAGCCCACCTTGAACAGCTGCTTCGCCACCTATTACGGCTGAGGTTTTACCAAGTTTTTTAAGTCCTTTACTTTTAGACAAAGCTTTATCAGCAGCTTTACTTACCCTAGTTGCAGCCCTCACAGAGCGGTTACCTGTATTAATAATACGCCCTACATTACCAGCAATACCCATACTAAAGGCGTCTATCATACCTATGGGTACACCGTACTTAGCGCCCGATTTAGCCGCTCTTCCCATCATATCAGGATCACTAAAAGCTTTTTCAAAATCTTCAGCAGTTTCTACACCTTCTTCTTCGCGTAAATACTCCATCAATCCAGTGCCTGTCATCATACCTGAACCTACTACAGCTCCTGTAAGTATAGGAACAGCGCCGAAGCCTCCTGTCGCGGCACCAGCTACACCTGCAGCTAGGAGGGTGGGTGCATAGCTGGCAAGACTTTCCGCCAGTAAACTTAGTATAAGATTTGCATCAGCAGCATTACTAACCATGTCCCAAAGATCAGCGTCTTCAGCAACAATGGCCTGTAATTTTTGCATTTGATTAAAGGAAGGTGAGTTACGTCTTCGATCTTGCTCTCTACCCATAAACCTTTCAGCAAGCTGTTTATCAGTAAATTGCCCTGAGCCTGTAGCAATATGTTCAAAAGGTTTATAGCTTAAAACACCTCCAGAAATTTCACCTAGATATTTTTCAGCGACATCGAAAGAATCGATAGTAGTTGACCAGCCACGAGAAATTGATCGTCCAATGCTGTCAAAAAAACCTACATCATTTCTTAGTGTGCCAAGATTTTGAAAGAAATCATCTTTATTAAAATTTTCTTCTTGACCTTTATTAACGATTTCATTTTGCCATAAAAATTCTGCTATAGTCGGGTCTGACTCTTCGCCCAAAAGTTCAGGGTTTGCATCCCGCATACCTTGAAGAATAAGCGAGGAGCCAAGTGAGTTTTCTTCTGCCACTATCAATCTCAGTGTTGTCTATTTCTAGAAGATTCAAGAGTTTGTCTAACCTTATCAGGCACTTTATAACCTGAAGAGTCACCTTTTGGTTGGTTAGTAATTTGCGCTATTAAATCCCTCACAAGCCCAGAAACCTTATTCATATCTGGCCCCCCACTGCGAAATTCTGACAGTTCCATCTCTTTTTCTACAACACCTAGCCATACATCCAAGAAAGGATGATCAGCTTTCATTTGTGCTAATTTTGTTTCGGCTGCTATTTTATCTCCTGACAATATTGTTTCTTCTAACGTAGCAAGAGAACTTAAAGTGTCCATCTGAGATTTCTTTTGCGCTAATTGGAAATCTATAACAGCTTTTCTGTTCGCTTTAAGTTCGTCATCATGGCGTTTCATAGAACTTGTAAGTCCTTGACCCATACCTGAAAAATCTGTTTGTCCTGTTTCAGGATTAGCAGAGATTTGACCTATAGCGCCCCCTATACCAGAAAGAAGTTTTCCTAATCTTTGTTTTGACGTTAGCTCAGGTGCGTCAGGATAATATTGTTCCATAGGATCAAGAGCATTTAAGTTATTCGCAACTTCAAGAAGTGCTGCAAGCCTAGAGGTGTTGGTCTCCCCTGGTGTCGCATTAGGGACAGAGGTAACTTTATTAGCTTTTACTTTCTCTCTAACTTCTTTCACATTGTCCCGCATTGCTGCTTGCGCTTCCCCAACAAGACTTTCTGCGGCTTCTATCTCATCTTGTATAGCATCAAGTTCTTTAATGCTTCCATCTTTGAGTCCATGATCTACTCTACCTAAAAGAGAATCTCGACTAAATGGACTTTTACTTATAGCAGCATATTTATCTTTCAACTCCTCTATACCACCTTGTATTCTAAAGGCTGCACGATCAGGAGGTATATCCACGCCTCTGGTTTCGCCTGAATAAGCTGATCCGCCATTACCAAAGGAAGCTATTCCGCCTTTTTCAAAACCTAAAGCTTCTCTAATGCTATCGAAATCAATATCAATATTTCCTGTATCTCTTATAGGACTTTGGCCTCTTCGGAAATTTCGACGGTTGGCAATACGTTCACGACGCTCCGCATCCCGCTTTTCCTTAGAATTTTTACGCCATTGTTTTTTTAAAGGCTTAAGTTCTTCAGCCACTTCAAATTGGCTTAAAGACATTAAACCTCTTGGAAGCCTTTCACGCCCTCGTCCTGTATTAGCAAACTGCAACATACCCGTAATTTCTGAATTAGTATATTTTCTTTCAGATTCAGGAGAAGTAGCAAAACCATCATCAAAATCTTTGGCACCTGGAGTAGGCGGCACAGGTTCAGATAAACCTTCCAAAGATTGAGCCCAATATTCTTCAGGAGCTTCTTGTACAGGAGCGGGTGCTGAATAATTTAGAGCAGGATATTTTATTCCTTCACTTTGATCAGCTATTTGGGCAGGAGGAGAAGACTGTCTCTTTTCAAATTCAGCAGCTCGTCTTTCCAAGTCAGCAGCTCGATCTCTAGTTCCTTCTTCAGTTAGCGTACCCCGTGGCTTTTCACCGCTACCTAGTAAACCATATCCTAAAGGCCTAGACTTTTCAACGCCCTTTTCTTCTTGAGCCCTTGCAAGAGCCGCTGCTTCCATCAGTTTTCCTAGCTCTGTCAAGCTTGAACCATATCTTGGATCAATATCAGGAAAATCTGATTGGACGGGCTCTGTCCCTGGGGAGCGATCTATTGTTTCTGTTATAATTTGTTCGCGGGGACCGACTTGAGTTCCTGCATAAGCAGGTCCATCTACATCTACCTCGCGCCCTCCCAAGGTACGCTTTGGATCAATATCTCCTATAGGCTGGGGTTGAGGTCCACCTCTTCCTATTCTTACAGGGGTTACATAGGAAGGCTCCCCTTCAGAAATCTCTTCAGTAATCGTTTCATCTACCTGAACAGAAGGATATCCAGGGGTGATGCCCAGCATTACTTTTAGTTTTTCTCTAAAGCCTTCAGCATTATGTTGATATAAGGGTGCCATTTGTTCTACAGGCAGATTTGCAGAACGCGCAAGTTCAATTAACTGTTCAAGAGTAGCTGTGTTTTTTCCTGCAGGAACATCACCGCCGCCATGAAAAGCTATCGGTCCACCTTGAGCCATAAATTGAGGAGCAGCCTGAATACCAGCACCAACTATAGGAGCTATTTGCGATAGACCTGAGGGTGTTTGTGCAAATCGTTGTGTTGTTTGAGATGTTGGCGTAGGTGCAGCCGACCTTATACCAGAGAAAAATTGCTCGAAACCAAAAGGATTTTGAACTGAAGCTGGACCACGCCTTTCTTGAAACTGTTGACGTTCAAGATTAAGTTCTGGCTGTATGAATTGCTCTCTAAACTGTGCCCCAACTTTAAGCATATCATCCACATCACGCCGACCTAAGGCTTGTCGTTGCCCTAAACCACCCATTATATTTTGTCCTGCTTCACTTCTTGCAGTTCGATCTGCTTGTGCTAGCGCACTGGCATCTGTAAAAGCTCGTTGACCTGCTTCAAGACCTATTCTACGTTCTTGATCTTCAGCTCGTTGTCGTATGAGGTGGTCTTCTATAGCGCCTCGACCACGATCTGTTCCGCCAGCCCCTACTTCTCGCGCCCTTTGCTTTTGCAAATCAAGTTGAGTGCGTTCACCCAAGCGACGATAAGATTCCTGTGCAAGCAATGCTTCAAAAGGGCTTTGACGTTGTTGAATACTGGCAGCAGTAATGGGATCAGCACCTGTCCTTTGTAGGGCTAATGCTTCTACAGAAAGAGGATCGTGTTCCATAAACCTATTGCGAAGAGCTTGCGCTGCAACAAGTTCATCTGGCGTTGGTGGGGCCGTAGCGACACCCGTGAAAGGAACGCTAGGCAGACCTTGTAAATCCTCTGCTCTTTGTAAAGACCTTGTAGCAAAACCTTTAAATGGCTCCGCTACATCCTGTATGATTGTTTGTGATCCTCCAGGTGCGCTACCACCACTACTCTTTCCCATTTCTTACCTCAGTAAATAATTTCCGCCAATTTTGTCAAAGCCATTACGCAAAAAAAACTTCTCTTTTCTTTCCACATCTGTTCCGTATGTTACACTCATATGTAGTGGTAATCCTAGTTCTGCCGCTTTCTTTTTACCTGCCTCTAATAGTCTTACAGCTAGCGAAGTTTTTCTGTGATCATCCGCCACATAATAAAGCAAGTTAACTAGGTGACGCGAATCTGAAAACCACAAACTATCATAACATAATAGGAGCATCCCTACTATTTGCCCCTTGTCTTTAGCTATAAAATTAAGTCCTTGATCAGCACAAAGACTTAGTTGATCTATAGTTTTTTCTGCGTTGTGTTCTTTTTTCTGATATGCAAACCAATCTGTTACTTCTGTTAACATTTTGTATTGTGGATATATGTCATTCAAAGTTGCTTCTGTGATCATACTCTTTGCATTTGATTCATTACACTGTCTAGTAGTTTACTCCCATATTCACGTTCTTGTCCAGGGGGTGCGCCTGCTTTTTTCCCGAAACCTTTAACAGCCTTAGCAGTTAAGACGTATTCACCATCTGATAAAGCTGCAGGTTGAAGTGAGTGACCGCCACCTTGAATATTTTGCGCGCTAGAAGCACCAAGCTTTGAGGCAACATCAGGAAAAATAGTTGATGCTATGCTGTCAGATGTTCCTGTTCCAGGCCCGACTAACAGGCCCCCTGTAAGAGAGCCTTTAGGAGTCATTACGACACCCCTACCTCGACTAAAAGAAGCTACATCATCTTCTATGTTTAATCCTGGTTGAGAAGTTGGTGATTGCATAGACGCCGCAGCAGCTGCTAATTCTGTTGCTACAGAAGAATCACTTGATTGCCCTGTCTTTTCTTGGCCTTGAACAATCCTATCATCAAAAGGTTCTGCAGGTTTTTGCTGCAAACTTTTTTGTGTAGCATCCCCAACATTACTCAAGTCTACTTTATTCCAATCTAATCCTTTTCCTTTGGGTGTGGCGTATGAAGATTGTGGTGCACCATAACCTAAACCCTGTGATCCAGCAGTTGAAGCATATGAAGATTGTAGAGCAGGCGCTTGGGGCAAAGGCGCTATGCCAGGTCCACCCATACTGCCTAAGGAACTTCCGAGACCGCTGCCTAAATAGCCAGCTTTAGAAGCGGCTGCAGCTTGAGACCCCATACCATAGGAGAGACCACCCACACCAGAAGCAGCTATACCAGAAGCAGGAGCAGCACTAAGGCCGCCCACAGCAGCCAAGCCTGGGGCCGAAGTAGATGCTAGTCCAGCAGCAGAAGAAGCAGCAGCTCCAGCGGCAGGGGCCACAGCAGCAGCACCTACGCCACCTGTAGCTGCGCCAAAGACACCGCCCATCAAGGCTTTATTCCAATCCCAGCCGTCTTCACCAGACATACCGCCAGCCATTGCACCTATGCCAGCACCTATGAGTACAGGGATTAAGGGAAAAGGCATTAGTAAGCCGAGAGGGTAGCAAGCCCTCCCCCAGCAAATTTATAAGTTCCACCTATTTTCATATATTGATTTTCCTCATCTGCACCTAAATTAGCCTGGAAATTAAATGGGTCTTCTTCTTGACCGTAGTTATATTGTAGCTCAAGATTAGGATCACCTTTTAAAAAACCTAAATTTAAATTTTTAACGCCGTAAGAATGCTTTCCACTCTCTATGAATGGTGGGTCTATATCTTTGCCGCCCAGTAAACTAAGTATTCCTGCACCGACACCTATTTGATTTTCATATTGCTTTAAAAAATCAAGTGCTTTATGCAATCTTTGTGAGTCCAGCTTTTCTGCCAAAGAAGTAAACATATTCTCAGGGTCTACATCTAAGTCAGCGTGTCCCTTAAAGCTGCCTACTTTTAAATCAAATTCAGCCATCAGTGAAAGTCCTGCCAACCAGAACCATTGAAGCCTTGAAACTTACTTGTTGCCGCATTATATCTTATTTCACCTACTCTATCATCCGTAGTGACATCGGGGTTTGTAGCATCCTGATTAACTTGTATTCGTCCATTAAGTCTTACGGTTCCCCCTGCGTCCTGCCTAGTAAAGCTGGAAAATATTTCATCACGATTTCTTTCCAGCACATTGACTAGCTGCGCTGCCCATCTAAAGATATTGCTTTCCGAAGTTGAGGTTAAACGAGGAAAAATCATCGCTTACCATCCGCTTGAACATCTACTCTAAAGTCAGCTAATCTCCAGCTTGTTCCCGCAATACTTGCATCAACTCTTATTTTAGCCTGTCTTCCCCTAACTCGCAAAGATATCTTTTCTGTGGAAGCTCTTATAGTGTAGGGGCCTTTAGATACAGAGGCTTCACTTTGAGGAAATCTCTTGGTTGTAAGCCGTATGCTGGTTTGTGCATTGGTCCCGTCAAAATCAAAATCAGGAATAATACGATCCATATAAATGATGAAATCGCCTTCAGGGTTGTTAGGGCCTGCGGGACCAAAGGGAATATCAAAATAGGTGCTCTCTATGAAGGAGTGCATTTTTTGAGTATCTGCCGTGTAGACTCCCTTAGGCTCATTCTCTATGAGGAATTGATCACCCAAGGAGACCGAAGTTCCTGTAACATGAATAGATTCAAATATGTTTCTGTCTGCCCAAGTAGAAAATATTCCTGAACCAAATGCCCAGTAAGGTGGCTCATTGGGGGTTCCATCTCCACGGCCAAACAAAACATAGCGGTTACATTCTGAAGAATCAGCGGTAGGGTAAAGCCACACAATTTCTTGAAACTCTTGATTTACTGCAGCATAAACCTTATCCAACTCATCGAAGTTTATATCTGAAAATACATAGTTACGAACAGAACAAGGAAGTATTTTTACTGAGCCGTCAAACATATAGAAGTTGTCTATGCCCATCCAAAACACCAGATCGTTATCGGCTGTTGCGGCGTGGGGAGCTACGAGACCACAATTAGAACCAACTAAATCTACATTAAAGGTGAAGGGAGGACCGACAAATTGCATCGCATATGCCGCTGTGTCTGAAAAAACCATGACTGCATCACGAGTTTTTACGCCGCCTATAAGTTTACTGCCGTCACCAAGGCGAATTTGATCTGCTGTAGTTGATACCGAAGGAGTCCATTCATCAATGTTGGCTTGGTCAGAAAACCTAAGAACCATAGGATCAAAGGTTCCTGTCAAGTCTGTGCAACCCAAGGTGATCACATGACGATCTCTAGGGGAAACCAAGACAAAGTTATTTTGGAGAGGAACACCTGTGCTTACTCCAGCAGTGGTGGTGGTAGATACTTCTACTGCTCTTTTCTGAGGTCCGTTGTCTTCTACCCACTGGTAGATGCGTCCACCTCTGGGAGTAGCCAAAAGATTTTCACCAAAAACATCTAAAGACCATTGACGTATACCAATTTCGATATCAGATTGTGCTGCAGGAGCGTTCCAACCACCTAGAGTTACTACCCCACCAACTGTGACTGAGGCTCTTGCGGTATTGAAGGTGCTGGCACCATAGCCAAACCCTGCTGTGCCAATGCTTGTTCCACTAGCTATGTTGTAGTAGACAAAGCTGGTTCCTGTATTGGCGTGATTTGCAGAGGCACTCCGCTGGGCGCTCACCTCAAAAGTATTGGTACCTGCGCTTGTAATTCTGTAGGTATTTCCTTGCAAGGTAACACCAGCCATGATGCTACTACTGACAAAAGCCATATAGTCGCCAACAACTCTACCATGTCCCGTATTAGATACATGGACATAGAAGCTGCCTGTTGAGGTGGTTACATTGCCTGCTGCCAGAGATACAGAGGCTGATACGGGTGTAATATCAAATACTTCGCCACCATAGTAAAGATGTAAAAGACTTTCGGTTCCCCACGAAATATATCTTTTACCTTCAAGACCTCGGAAGGTAATTATATCGCGGCCTTTTCCCGCAAAAGTAGAAGTTAGTTTCTTTTGGTAACCCCTAATATTTTGCGCTTTGCCCTTGCGAAATCGTATCTTGTCACCATCGAACCAGTTGCCTTCCTCAGAATACTGAGTAGCTTCTCTGCTGATTGTAGGGTTAAAGCTTATCCTTTGTGTAATACTGTCGGTAGACATCAGCCATCCTTGCCTCTGCTGTCATACCAGCCTGTAGTTTGGAAAGCATTCTCTGGTGCGCCGTCTGCTGATCCCCCAGCAACTTGGGTGCGAATTCCAATTTGACTACTAAGATTTGTTTCGCAGACTCCTTCCCATGTGAAATCCCTTATTCTTGCGTTATCACCATATTCAACATAACCAGCGCCATAGTTAGCCAGGGTTCCCATAGCAGCAGAGGTAGGTGCAGTTGCAGTCCCGTTATCTACAACAGAAACATCAGTCATCGACAAAGGTCTGTAGGCATATAAGGCTTCAGTAAATAAACCAAAGTTTATGTGGTTAAAGATTACTTCTGTTGATACCGATACGGGTGAATTTAGAGTAAGTGTGGTTCGTGAACCAGCGCCAATATTTATAGAGGTGTAGGATAAGATAGGCTGATCATATAAAAATTTATCGCCCTTCTGTTTAAAGCCCCTTATGTTGCTACTGCTATCTGTGTAAACAGCGCCGATCCGACGATAGGCAGAGGCGTCATTATTAGCTATGAGGTTAGCGGCAACAGGGGAAGTATCGAAACCAACGTCAGTTCCTGCTGTAACTGCTATAGTATGTACATGATACCAAGTATTTGCAGACAGGCTTACTCCGCTAGCTAGACCACCAGCAGCCGAACCATTTGCCCATGTCGCATCTATTTGTTTAACAAAAGTTGAACTCAGTGTCAGGCTACTTGCGTCTGTAGAATTTCTAGCGCCCCCTGAGGTAATATTTATATCGTGATCACTATCTGATCCATTTGATAAATTCATACCACTTAAATAATTTACTGGTAAAGTGGATAAGCCAGTCAAAGCAGAGCCATCACCTGCTATAGTTGATACAGAAACGGCACCACTAAAGGTTGCTGTAGTTCCTCGTAAAGCGCCTAAGCTGGTTACCCCCGATATTTCTAGAGCAGCAGCAGACACCTTTGTAGTAAATGATCCTGTAACGCCCCTGATATTGGTGGCACTAAGACTTACTGACACTCCAACAACATCAGCCTTAATAAGGTCAGCCGCAACAGAAGTAAAAGAACCCAGACTTGCACCCACCTGACTCATGCCAGTAATGCTTGTAAATAGATTTTTTACCGTGGTTCCATCAGTATAAATGAGTGTGGTTTGCCCTGCAGGTATTGTACCTTCGTTACCGCCAGCAGGTTTGAGCTTAAGATCGTGACCTCCTGCAGTTCGATTACTAAAGATGTAAGTTTTATCTACCGCTGGAACTGTAATACTGACAGCAGTTGAAACAGAACCATGAAAATATAGTACTGCACTTCGGGCTTGATCAGCAGCACCATCGGCTGTAGATACCGTGAAAGCTGTGCCGACTCCTGAAAGATCAATTGAGGTTACCGCGCCAACAGCCGAATCTACTAAATCAATTACTGAATCATTTAGTTTTTCACCCCAGGTAGAGGCGTTTTCCCCTGACCCTTGTTTTTCTAGGCGTAATATGCTGGTGTATGTCGAACTCATTAGCTTACCGCATTACTTGGAATGCTGTCTCGGCTTCTCGATGCTTGAAGAAGCATGGTATTTACCAAGCCCCCAAGATCATAACGCTTAATAAGCCCTCCTTGTGCAGCAGTTCTTATTTCTTGTGCGCGAGTATTCACTTGATTTTGAAGAGATTGAGGAGCTTGAGTCGCTGACACAGCTTGAAGCCCACTTTGTTGTAAAGCCTGTGCAATTGCAGGATTACCCAAAAGATTGGCGTATGCTGGCACACCTTGAGGAGATGCATTCTGAGGAAAAAGTTGTTCCCCTGTGGAAAGTTGACCGTATTGAGAAGGTGGCGCACCATAACCTAAGTTGGCATACATAGCAGTTTGGCGTTCTGCCCCCCTTGTAAGAGTGTCATCTAAATCTTTTTGACGCTCTGCAATATCCTCACTAAGGTCTCGCTCCACAGGTTCTGGCTCTGGGGTTCGAGCCTCTTTGTCCATACGCATTCTTTCCGCCATAATTGCCCCTCGAAATCCTGGCTGGCCAGCTTGTGCGTAACTGCCGCCTTTAGATTGATTAAGGTGTTGGACTGACGTATATTCAGGCAACATCTGCTGAAAAAATGCCATGTCACCTGCCGCTCGCTGTGCGATATCAGCCCCGCCGCCGCCGACCTGGAAACTTGGGATGCCGCCTGGGCCTTGGAGTTGACCACCATCTGGAGCCATACCACCGCCTTGTTGCCTTAACATTTGCGCTTCTTGTGGAGAAATATAGGCTAAGTGTTCTCCCTGGTGTGTCCTGGGTATTGATTGTAAGTTGTTCATACTCCTCCTCCTAAACCTGTAAGGGTATTTTGACCTGCTTTGCTTGCTGGCATCTCTTCATCATCACGCCTCGTGCGTCTACCCTCATTTTGCAGGGCTTGCATGGCTTGTCCATACCTAAAATTCCAAACCTCAAGAACAGAATAATTCTTTAGATACATATAGGCTTCAATCATACAAGCGAAGAAGAGAGCATCAAAGCATTTGTCTGTAAAGAAATTAGTTTGGTTGCCTGCTGAAAGCGTTGCTGGCTGTATTACTATGGCTACTTCTGCTGCATTTGTACTGCTGGGGCTGGGAGCAACGATCCAACGATCTCCCCCATAATTAGAATAATATTTAGGTACACCCACAGAAGTCCTTGTAGGCCAATAGTCTGCAATATATTCTTCGGTTCTAAATAAAAGCTTTATACGGCTTCCAGCATCAGTGACATAAAAATTCAAGGGTGCCAACATATTGTCTGGCTTGGTTACAAAGGGATCACCGTAGGCTAGCGTAGTCTGGAAATGGCCTGCCATCTCAGGATGATCTAGCTCTCTGGATAAGCGAGTTTCAGCCCTGTCAATAAAACTGGGGATGGCGTCAGAAAATTCCTCTGAATCGTCTTCAGCAGTATCTTTGATTTGATCTTGCAATGTTGTATAAGTTATAGCCATAGTTAGATATTACCACCCTCCTTAGTCAAACCCAAGCGATACAGTAGTCCATGTTTCAGGTGTTGCTCCCCCTACTGAAACCCATGTTTCTGCCGCTCCTGCCGCTACTGTTGTCCAAGTCTCTGCCGCCGCTGCTGTTACAGAAGACCATTGATCTATATAACGTCCTGTACTACTTACTTCTGCTGTTATTTGTGTTGCAAATGTTAAAGTATTATTTAGCACAAATGAAGCAGTATTATTATAAACGAAACCTGTTCCTAAACTTAATGAAGCATTTAATGTAGCTGCTGCTAATGGAGTGTCAGCTACACTAACTCCTAAAGTAACTGTGTCATGAACTTCATGTTTAGTTGTCGGTTCATCAGCTAACGAAACACCGAAAGTTAAACTTGGATTATAAGTGGGACTTCCTGTAAATGTATCCTCTAATAGAACACCACCAATAGTTAAATCAACACCGTAATTACCACCGACAGATACAGCAGGAATATTTGTCTGAAAACCTAAAGTTAAATCAGCATAAATGTAACCGTCCGCAAGTTTAACAGCTTCAACCGCAGCACCAAAAGTTAAGGTATCTGTTATATAAACGTCAGCCGAATAGTTGTCAGCAATCGAAACACCTAAGGTTACAAATGCAGTAACCCACGATCTATCGTATAGAAGTGTGTTATATGGTCCTGATCCAAATCCAGTGTAAGATGGCATGGGTCATTAGCTTGCAGAGGCAGTAAGCGTAAGACTCACATTAATAACATCTCCGTTAATTACAGTTCTAATGGCCGTAAAATCTCCTGCTCCATATAGAACACCCAGATTTCCAGCTACCGTTGTACCCGTAGTCAAGAAGCCACCTGCCACAGACGCTGAAGCAATTATGGAGAATACTGCAGCAGTAGAAGTTACAACTGACTGTGAAGAAGCTGAAGCTAAAATAGCCGTTGGCCTTATTGCAGCCGAAGTTGCTCCACCCACTGTGCTGTAGGCAGTAATTTCCGTAAAGCCATGAGTTGCTTGAGTGTCACCTGCAGAAACTGTGCCAGTAGCTTTGAGAGCCACTTTCCATGCTGCCGTATAACTTGAACCATTGAAATATTTCTGCAAAAGATCATTTAGACCCTGATTGACAACAAGATTATCGTATTCCTCTTTCCACTTTAGAACACCTTGTTTGTCATAGCAGGTCCAATCCCAATGGCTACCTACTTTAGTTCTTTGCTTCATTTTCTCCTACCTTAATTGTTTGTGTTGGTGGTCATTGAGGGAGTCCAAGAGCTATCTCCCGTTGTTGCTAATACTACATCAGGTCTTGGGTTTTGCAAAGCTGGATTGTCCTTGGTATCTGGAGCTTGGTTAAGTGGACTTGTCACCAAGTTGTAAACGCCGTCCGATTCTCCAGGACCAACTCGATACCCCGTTCCAGGCTCTCTTATTTGATCCCTATATTTAAAACGAAAACTTGAGCGGTCTGAAATAAACCATGAATATTTTCCTGCTGCCATTGTTTTATAGAACCTTTAAGCGTGGAACAACCCGCATATTTACACGCTCCCTATCGGACTCTAAGGCAAGCTGCATTTTTTCTTCGTAAGAAGCCTTGAGATAGTTAAGTTTTCCTGGCTCAATGCCAAATCTTTTGTATGCTAAATAGTACGCTAGACCACAAATAATGGCAGGCAGATAACGATACACCCAATCAACATTTTGAAAACTAGCTGTAATATCTTCCAAGCGTCTTACCCTCCAATAAAGTATTTTATCAGTGGTAGCTGCTTCAGGCGCAGGCCAAACATAAAGAACTGGAATTTTTTGTCGGTCCAAGGCAACTTGCGCTGTTCTACCTTGGTTAGACTTATTAGGAATTATTAGATACTCTTCCATGCTGACGCGCTGTAATTGAGTGTCAGTATTTACTGAATTGCTTGTTCTCCTTAGAGCCACTTCAAGTATGTCTACAGTGTCAGCATCCAGAGTATAGCTCTCTTGTTCGGCAACTAAAGATAAAGTTTTTTGTTCTTGGGCAAAGAGAGGAACGCCCCTATTTTGCATATCAATGAAAAGTAAATTTAGACTTCGGCGCGCACTTATAGGATCATGCCCTAGTTGGGGTTCCCCACCAAGCATGTCATAAGCTTCCTCAATGATTTCATCTACAGGAGGAAAGAAAGCTGTAGTTCCTGAAGTCGTAGGCATTAGTTGCTCCTAACAATAATAAGGTATGCGTCCCTTGGGTCGGCCTACCTCAGCAGTCTTTTTACCGTAGACACCACCGCCAGGAACATTTACAGGCCCTGTGTTACTGGGTTTCGCTCCAGGCTTTTCAGTCATTTTCCCTGGTTTAGTTTTATATCCTTGTTTCATCATCGACTCCTCATTGCTTTGCCCCAACCACCAGAGGCTTGTCCAACTCCTCGTGGTTTTACCATTCCGCCTTTACTCTTCCTAACTACTTCTTGTTTGGCTACTTCTTTAGCCATTCGAGAGCCTACTTTACCTTCATCACCTCTAAACAAATCCTGTATGTCTTGAACTGCCTCCAGTAGGGCAGCACGAGGAGAATTTTTACCTAGAGGACTTCTTTTTTTAGATTGTTCGCTGGATAGTGCTGCAGGTAAAGTTTGCTCAAAACCGTCCCTCAAAGATTTACTGGAATAATAAGGTTTACCAGGAGAAACTTTTATTTTTTTCTTAGGCTTTTTAGCTTGCTTCTTTTTTTTATCGGCAGCCATCAACGCTTGGTGATCTGCACCATAGAATTTATTTGAATCTTTAGCCACTCACCTTACTCCTTATTTCTTCTTCTTTTTAACGGCCCCGCCTGATTTGTATTTCTTTGGACCCTTCATAACTTTTAGTGCCGCTGACATTTTCGCTCTAGTAGCCTTCACTTTTTGTTTTGCTGCTTTGACTCTTGCGTTTCCACTGCTGTCAGGTTTCCTC